AACGCTGTTGAAACCTTTAAAACTAAAGAAGATGCAGCTATGTTGCTTGAACTGTTATGGGATGTAGAAATTTCTGAATATGAAGAAAATAATATTCATGTATGGAGGCTTCACTGATGTATCCACCTAGTGATTTTATTGATGTGTTTATACTTATAGTAGAAGCTATAGTAGATGCTTTAACTTAGGAGGTAATTATGAATTTACTAAATGTAATTGCTACTCTAGATAACATCAAAAGTAAGATGGATATTATTTATGAAAACACACAGTCTAAAGATGCAAATGATAAGTATTTATCTAGTTTAAAAGATGAAACCTCTGAAAGTATAAGCACACTGATAGATGATTTAAGAGCAGTACACAAAGAGAGAATAGGATTAGAGGTAAACGCATGGCGCATGTAAAAATATTAATATTATTATCAATAATATTTGTATTATGTTTATCTTCTACAGCATATGCAAAGGAAGAAACAAATAATTTTAAATGTTTGGTTGAAGCAATCTATCATGAAGCTAGGTCTGAACCTTTTATAGGACAGTTGGCAGTTGCAAATGTAATACTAGAAAGAGTTGCTTTACCTAACTTTCCTAATACTATATGTGGTGTTGTACATGCAGGGAAAAGATGGAAAGGTAACATAATAAAAAATCAATGTGCCTTTAGTTATTTCTGTGATGGTAAGAGAGAGTGGTATGATGTAGATAAGAAATCAGTTAGCGTTGCTTATGATGTTGCCTCTCTAGCTGTTAGAGGTGTTATGGTATATTCTACGTTAGGAGCTACGCATTATCATGCTAGTTATGTAGTTCCATTTTGGGCTAACCACTTGGAAAGATTAGAACAAATAGGCACTCACATTTTCTATGTTGACTAGTGTTTAAAAATATGATACTATTCGTTTGAAACGAGGTTGATATGGGTAGAATTAAAGATTTATTGTACACTGGAGTTTATGATATGAGTTATGAAGATGACTTATTAAGAGAGAATAATATACTAAGAAAAAATATTAAAGATTTACAAGAACAATTAAATAAAGCTCATCAAAGAATTAAACATCTCACAGATAATAAATGGTCTGAAGAAAGAAAAGATATAAAATAAATGGATGATAATAAAAAACAATGCCAGGTATTTGATTTTGTTTCTATCAAGGAAGCGATAGAAGAAAAGAAAAATGGGTTTGAAAGTCAAGTCTCTGATGAAGAGTGGGAAGATTGTGTATATACTTTATTTATTTTCATGTCTGAAAATGGATATGACCCTCATAAACAATCAGAGATAATAGAATTTGTTAAAGATTATTTTCCTGATCTACCATACAATGATAACGAGGATTGACCAATGACTAAAAATTTATGGGAGAAAGAAGAACGCCAAGTGTTTCGATCTCTCACTCGACAGTACAAACAAGAAGGTTATGATATCAAAGAAGCTAAGAAGTTAGCTAGAGAAGAAACAAACGAGATTATGTTAGACAAGAAAGAGTTTGCAGAAAACTTATATCAACAGGCATTAGAAGACTTTGATTGATAATATCATAGATAAGATAATTTTAGTTAGGGCATTAAACTATGATGCATCTTTTAAGTTTACTCGTAAGAAAGGAGGTATGCTATCTGTTTATAATTCTAACAAAGTTGTTTGGATATATCCGTATCCAAATGTACTATCACAATCTTATGTTAGAAAAGCTCTTACAGATTATTTTGGTAACTCTATTATTAGGAACTAGACATGTCTGGTAAATGGTTAGAAAGAGGAGAGTGTCCTGCTTGTGGTTCAAGTGATGCTAATGTAAGACACTCTGATGGATACTCACATTGTTTTTCTTGTAACACACACTTTCATGGAGAGGACGGACAAGTGGTCGTGCCAATGCAAAATAAACGAGATGGTTTTTCAGTTGGAGAACTTAAAGGTATTGATGATCGTAAGATCAGCGCAGCTACATGCAAGACATACAATACTTATGTTAAAACAAAAGGTGGTGCGGTTACACATCATATCTATCAGTATTTTAATTCACAAGGAGACTTTGTAGGTAATAAGGTTAAACAAGTAGAAGGTAAGAAGTTCTGGTCTGAAGGTGACATGCAAAGCGCAGGTCTGTTTGGTCAAAACTTATTTGGTAAAGGTGGTGGCAAGTATATCACTGTCTGTGAAGGTGAGCTTGATGCTATGTCTGCTTATGAGTTGCTTGGTTCTAAGTGGCCCGCTGTATCAATTAAAACTGGAGCGCAGTCTGCCTTGAAGGATTGCAAGCAAGCTTTTGAATATCTAAATAGCTTTGATAATATTGTTCTATGTTTTGATTCTGATAAGCCTGGACGAGAAGCAGCACAGAAGGTAGCTCAACTATTTGAGCCTAACAAATGTCGTATCATTAGCCTTGAGTACAAGGATGCTAATGAATACATCAAGATGAATAAGCGTAAGAAGTTTACAGAAGAATGGTGGAATGCTGAACCCTTTACGCCAGCAGGTATTATTAATCTTAATACTTTAAAAGATTCTCTGTATGATGAAGCTCACTTTGAGACTTGCCTGTATCCTTGGTCAGGTCTTAATGAGAAGACTTATGGTATGCGGACAGGAGAGCTAGTAACATTTACTAGTGGTGCGGGCATGGGTAAGTCTAGTATTATCAGGGAGCTTATGCATCATCTGTTAAAAAATACAGAAGATAATATTGGTGTTCTTGCTATGGAAGAAAGCATTCGTACTACAGCATTCAACATCATGGCTGTTGAAGCTAATGCTCGATTGTATATCAAGGAGATTAGGGATCAGTTTGATCGTAAGGACTTGTTAAAGTTTCAAGAGGATACTATTGGTACTGGTAGGTTCTTTGCCTTTGATCACTTTGGTTCCATAGGTAATGATGAGATACTAAATCGTGTTAGGTTTATGGCTAAAGCTCTTGAGTGTAAGTGGATTGTGCTTGATCACTTATCAATCTTAGTATCAGGTCAAGAAGACTTTGGTGACGAACGTAAGTCTATTGATATCTTAATGACTAAGTTACGTAGCTTGGTAGAAGAAACAGGTTGTGGGTTGCTGCTCGTATCTCATCTGCGTAGACCATCAGGTGATGTAGGTCATGAGAATGGTAAAGAAATTACCTTGTCACACCTACGTGGAAGTGCTAGTATTGCACATCTGAGTGATAGTGTTATTGGTCTAGAGAGAAATCAACAAGCGACTGATGAGGTTGAAGCTAATACAACTGTTATTCGTATTTTAAAGAACAGATACACAGGTGATACTGGTGTTGCTACGTATCTACATTATGATAAAGAGACAGGTCGTATGACACAAATAGATAATCCGTTTGATGCGGGTGTAGAAGTAGATGAGGAGATACCTTTTTAATGCCTTACTGTGTAGTAGATATTGAAACTGATGGTTTAAATGCTACTAAATTACACTGCATTGTAGCTAAAGATATAGCAACAAAGGAGATTTATACTTGGACAGAAGATGAATGCAAAGCATTTCCTGCATGGGCTAGTAAGTATGATAAGTTAATCATGCACAATGGAATTAACTTTGATGGTTACTGGTTAAACAAGTTACTTAATATGAATATACCGTTGAATAAGATTGAAGATACTCTTATCATGTCACAGTTATACAATCCAGTGCGAGAGGAAGGACATTCTCTTAAAGCATGGGGTGATAAGTTAGAGATGCCTAAAGGTGATGTAGATAGTTTTGATTACTATTCTCCTGAGATGCTTGAGTATTGTAAACAAGATACAAATATCACTTATAAATTATATACTGTATTAGCAGAAGAGGGTAAAAGATTTTCTACTCAATCTAAACAATTAGAATACAAAGTACGTGCAATCATTGATCAGCAGGAACGTAATGGGTTTGCTTTTAATATGCAGAAAGGTCAGACACTATTGGCTACCCTTGAAGATGAAGCAAACGATTTGAGTGATACTGCACAAGAGATGATACCGCCTACAAAGGTAGAGTTAAAAACAAAGACAAAATATATACCTTTCAATATAGGTTCTCGCCAACAGATAGGCACCGTGTTACAGGATCGTGGATGGGAACCTCAATTATATACTGAGAAAGGTAACGTCATAGTTAATGATGAAGTTTT